CTTGTCTTCGTACATCTTACGCATACGTTCCATTTTTGTTTGTAATGACCTATTTTGCTTTTCAAGGTCGTAGATTTTCTGATAAGGGTTTTCCATTTTAAAATAATTTTGTTTGTGTTGTTGGTTGATAACTTGCATCATATCTTTTATTTTCACCTTTTGGATATGGTTCTAATTGATATGGTAATTCTTTCATCATTTTCTTTTTATCTCGTTTATCTGCAATAAAATAAAAGTATCGATGTTTTCTTGGTCTTTCTTTCATATACAACTTATCTCCAAACTTTTGCTTTAACCATTCTACCCTATTCTCTTGACCTCTTGACATATCAAATACACTTGCTCCGTGTAAATGTTCCATACCTTTAACCATATAATCCATAAATTTTGCAGATAATCCCGTATAAATCCAATTAGTCGCTTGATAGATATACCCGTGATGATTTTGCGAAGTATCTGCATAAGATACTAATACACTTGGTTTGGGCAAAAATTTAAAAGTTTGTGCAACAAAAAAAGATAATGTGTTTTTTGGTAAATTATCAGAAACAACTAAACGATTTAACTCATATAATTTATACGATGGAAATAATTCTCTTAAAACTGAACTGACTGGAGTACCATAACTACATACTCCTATCAAAATATTATTATCATATAATCCAAAACAAAACTCAATAGGTGGTATTCTATGAGCATAATGCTTTTTTAAAAACCACTCTTTGCAATCTTGATAATCTATTGGTTTAACTTGGTAAATCATTTTTCTCTGTAATATGTTCTACTTGGTATAAATTCAGTTTCTATCATTCCTACCTCTCCGTGACGATTCTTTGCAACTATCAATTCGCTATCCTCAATGTCGAGTAATTGCCTATCGTAGTAGTTTTGTCGGAATGGAAATAAGATAACGTCTGCATCTTGTTCTATACTTCCGCTCTCTCTAATATCGGATAACATCGGTCTTTTGTCTGCTCGTTCTTCACACTTCCGTGATAACTGAGCCAATGCAATAACCGTGATGTCTAATTCTTTCGCTAATACTTTAAGGTTTCGGCTTATGTCGGATATCTCTTGCTCTCTGTTTTGTTTGTTGCCTTTGATTAATTGTAAATAGTCGATTACCAATATATCAAGTCCATACTTGGCTCTATGTATTTTTATCTTACTTTTAATTGTTTGTACATCAACGATTGCTTCATCATCAATGAAAAATGTTATGTTATCAGAATTAATTGCATTTGCAAGTCCTGTAATTTCATAGTCATTTAAATTACCGCTTCTAATCTTATAATTTGCTACATCGTGCAATAAACTCATATATCTTTTACCTATTTGCTCATTGCTCATCTCTAATGATAATAATAAACACTTTGCACCAAGTTTAGCAGCGTTACGAATAAAGGTTAAAGCAATAGCCGTTTTACCTGAACCTGGTCTTCCTGCAATAATAACTAAATCAGATTTATTCCAACCACCTATTACTCCATCTAATTTATTCCAACCTGTTTGTAATCCACTTAATCTGTCACCTCGTTTTATTGCAATTTCCATTGTATCAAATGCAGTTCCAACAACTTTATTAATACTTATTGCATCTTTTGTAAATGTCATCATTGCTTCTTCTAAATACTGATTTAATTTAGTTGTTAACTCTGATAACTCCATTGATGAATTAATACTACTTATATTTGATAGTAAATCACGTTTCTTTGCGTTCTGCTGCAATAAAATAATATGACGCTCTATATTACTATCTCCATCGCATTTGTTGCTTAAAACGGCTAAATCGTGTGCATATTGCATTCCTATTTCGTGACCTATCTCAAACAATCCAAACTCTTTGTTTTCAATGTAGAGTTTTGTCATTGCTATAATTATCTTTTGGTACAACGAATCTGTAAACCAATTGCTTTTTAATCTTGGCAAATACACATAGTTCTTAGTGTAAAATAAAAGATTACTAATAATATGTTGTTCTATGTTATTCATTAGAATACTTTGTATTTAGGTTGTACTTGTGTTTGTATTGTACTATTTGCGTTTTGATTTTTCTTCCAGTTAATTACTGCTGATTCCCAACTCTTCATTTTATTTTTACCTACCATCCAACCTTTAGATTCGTAGTAATGGTAAAAACGTTCTGAATCATCAATCATATTTTGTTTAAGCATTTCTATTCTTATTTCTTCAATTGTTGGTTTGATAAAACGTTTTGTTGGTTTATTATTACTATCACTCTTTTTATCATTAACACTATCACTTACACTATCACTTACACTATCACTTACACTAACACTATCAGGTTTTTTGGGTTTTTCTAAAAAGGCTTGGGTTTCTTGGGTTTCTTTGGGTTTTGATGGTCTACCACCTTTACTTCCGTTAAGTTTCTGTTTATCAATGTAATCCTCCCATCGTTGTAAATCTCTTTTTAAACATTGCTTAATGGGTTCAAAAGCGATATTGATAATTAAATCTTCGCTAATAGGGTTTTCGTCATTCACATACTTGAATATGTGTTTGATTAGTTTACCTGCGTACTCATCAGGTAGTTGCTCAAATACGCCTTTTTGGTCAGCGTAGAGAATGAATGATTTTTTATTTTTTGCCATAAAAAAAGCCCATCAGATTTGAGGCGGTAAGAGCGCACACAAACCCAACAGGCAAATATCTTTTTAACTATCGGATTCTCTTACAATCCAGTTAACTCTACAAATATAGTATTTATTTTTTACAAATACTATACTTGACCTACAAAAGTATAAACTGCATAACCTTGCTTGTCATCTGTGGTAATAGTACAATTATACTTATGTCTTAAATCGTGTATTCGTGCGGATAAACGATAAATGCCGTAACGATTCCACGCTTCCATTGGATTGATAGTTAGATTCACTTTCAAGTGTTCTAATAATTTCTGATTTTGACTATCTGTTTTCATAAGTTTTCTCCCAATATTCGTCTGCTAATAGACCATTCTGTTTTAACATAGAGATTCTACCTTGTGTATATGATTCTAAAATCGCCTGTTTAAAGTGTTCTGTTTGAGTTGCTAATATGTAGTGATATAATGCCTCCGCTTCGTGTTCTGTTTTAAACTCTCCGACTAAATCGCCATTCTTCCAAACTCGGTAAACTTCTACGCCATTAACAATTGATTTGTGGTGGTAGATTATCATAGTTGACCTCCTCTATACATTCTATTTGCTTCTTTCTTCCAATGTGTTGTAACATCGTTAAAGTTGCTGATTGGTTGGTCTTTCTCGAACTCGTAAGGTTGTGCCTCCGGTAGTTCGGATTTGCTCGTTAACTTCTTCCAAGCCTTGTGCATTAAAAATGCCACAGGTAAACTGATGGGATACAAGATTAAAAATTCTATTGGTAACATAGTTATAGGTTTTAAAATGAGGGCAATTAAGCCCCCTTGATTTAGTTTATTAAATTCCGTAATACATTGAATCCTGACAACAAGAGCAGATACCTCTAAAACAATCTTGCTTTAACGCTTCTGCTTTCTCTTGTTGAAAGATAGCGTCATAAATCGCTTCACCTTTACGTGAATTACCATCCCAACCTATTAACTCGTGATGCAATGGCTTAGATTGTGGCATTTTAAACCAAGATTGCTTAGGCAACCATTCTTGATACCAAGACGGGGTGCTTGAAAATTGCTGTCCTTTAAACTTGCCAAAGTTTAATACAAAATCGTTGATTGAGTTGTTTAGATTTGTCATAGTTGTATCTGTTTGATGATTCAAATATACATCGAGTTTTCAATATTGCAAGTATTATTTTGCATTTCTTTAGTGAATGAACACTTTTTCTTAGTAAACGATACTTTTTAGCAACTCATATGCGTGAAATAGTTTCTCATCTATATCCTCTTTGACATCGTCCAACTCGATAACTGATTGAAATAACTTGTGAGAATCGGGCATTCGTGGATCGTAAGAAACAAATATCCCGTGATCATTTGCCGTTGCTAACATTCCGAATTGCATTTGCCAGTAATACTCAGGATGCAAAGATTTTAAATCTTCCGCATTGTTGATGGTTGCGTTTTTCAAATGTATAGCAGAATTAAACGGACATTTAATCTCCAATATTCCATTACCTAACCCATCGGGAGAATATCCGCTATACTCGTTGTATTCTATGAATGTAAATGTTTCGCCTCCGTAGTATGTCCACTCATCAAAAGATTCTAAGGAGAAACGGTTAAATGCTTCCGATTCGTGGGTTGTTCCCCATTCCAACGCCCTACCGAATACTTCTGGTTGTTGACCTGTTAACATAACTGCGGCTTTCTCGTAGACATAGGTTTTAGCCGTTTCGCTTAATACCTCCGATTTATTCCGTGGGCTGCCCATCAGTTTATAAATCTCACTCGCAGTAAAGCGCGATTGTCTTAATGACAACCACGCTTCTTCGTTTAAATTAGTACTAATCATAATATTTCTTTTTCTTGCAGTCACTTAATACCTTTTAACAAAGTCAAATGCTCAGGCTTTAATTGGTATTTCTTCAATACATCCTCAATCTTACCGCCTTGTTGGATGTGCTTGGTTGCTTGTTCCCATGCCGTCATTGCCGGGTTGAGAAATGGTTTCTCTTCTACCTTTGCATTCCGTGCCATTGCCTTTTCTCCGTCATCATCTTCGTCAATGTTTAACCCAAGAGCAGCTCCAAGTGCATACCTACGAGCGTAAGTAATAGCCGAACCCATCGCTTGTGGGTCGTTGGCTTTAACTACTGGCATCGTGTAACTTGCCTCAATCCATTCTCCGCTAATGTGCATTAGAATCGTTGTTAAACACTCTTCATCAGGTAATTGACAAAACGACAACCCTGCATCTGCTAATGGTTTTTGGATGACATCTAAAATGTTCGCAAGTGATGCGTACTTAGATTTGAAAAACGGATTGGTTGCTTCCTTTTTAACCTTTCCGATGTTGGCTTGGAACTTGCACAATGCTGCTGCAAGATTCGCAATTGATTCTGATTTATTCATAGTTGTAATGTGTTAATTTTCCCGAAATCCACCCCAAATAAACGTGACACAAAAAAGCGTCTTGGTGGTCTTTTTCAAACTGCTCAAAGTCAAACCAATTTTCAAAGTCTATGCAATCCTCAAAAGGTACTGCCGTAGATTTATAATATTGGTTAACTAATGAATCTTCCAATGAAACGAGATAAGCCTCTACATCGGATTTTCTAAAGTAATACTGAACGGAATGGTAGTCTAATACTACATCATTCGCCAAAACTGCTACCCACTTCATTTTCCTTAATTAATTTGTAAGCCGTTGATAATACTGTTTTAGCGTTTTTTTGGTAGATATCTCCGTGAAAATATCTTCTAATGGTTGGTAAACTCAACCCTGTTCTGTGTTGGATGTCCTTATAAATGCCGTGATAACGCTTTTTAAGGATTTCTTCTCTGATTTGTTCTATTGTCATAGTTTTAATTTTTAATTATTATTGGGGGCAATTAAGCCCCCTTTTTCATTTTCTTTAAACATCTTTCGCAATTTATATGAGATTGATTTGCTTCGTGTACAATTTTTTTCTGACCATATTTAAAAGTTGTGCCACAAGTACTATATATATAATCTATAACTCTTTCACCATTTACAAGTATTGTATGTACTTTTAATTTGTGCAATACATTATTTGCCCCAAAATAACCAACACAATCAACAAATCTTCTACCAATCATTTCAGAATATTCTGCTGGTGTTTGACCCTCTGAACAGGACGGAACAATGTCTAATTTGTTAATAAATCTCAATGATTTTAAATCGATTTCGTTCTGTGTTAATGTTGTGTTTGTCATAGTTGTATCTGTTTGATGAAGCAAAGATACACATAGTTTTTAATATTGCAACTATTACTTGCAATTTATTTTCATTTTATTTCACTTTTTTAGTGAATGAACTAAAACTTGATTAAGATTTGATATCTAACGAGAAAATAATATTACCCAACTTAGAGGCTAACTCATTAGCAAGTTCTTGTTGGAGTGATTCAGTAAATGAATCTTCGATAAAGTGTTTGCCTTTGTAACCTCGTCTGTGAATCTTCCTTGCAATTGCACGAGCCAATGTATCGTAACTTACACCTTTGTTTGGTTTGATACCTTTAAACGCCATCCACTCTTTGATAGATTGCCATAGATATGGAGTACCCTCTTTATGACCGCTTTTAGTGGGTTTTCTGCCGAACTCTACTTGTTCCCAATAGTCTTCCATTAGGAAAGTAATCAGTAACGAGGTAGGAGTTTGTGTTATTTCACCTGGTTGTATAGACTGCTTTAATGATGATGAAGCGTTGGCGTTCTTGTTGTCCAACTCTTTACGCATCAAATTAACCGCTTTATTTGACCAATCAGCGATTATCTGTTGTAATAGTGATGATTCTTCCGTGAAAAGGTTTTTGTCCTCTCCTAAGCGATTTATTAAGTCCTCTATTTTGATAGTATCAGCCAATGAGATTGAAGTGTATTAGTTCACCACTTGTAAAATATTTTATTACATCTTTCCAATAAGCATCAGGTACAACTTGGCAACCTGCACTCCATCTATCTACTAAACTTCCTGCACCTGCTCTATGGAAGTTAATCCCAAATAGTCCGTTTTGGGTTTTTGTCTTGTCAATTACTCCGTCCTTGTTACCATCTCTGTAAATATCTATCGCTTTAACTTGTTTGAAGTATGGCATCCCCAACCATAGAGATTTCCAATTGGATGAAGTAATAAATTGATGTGTCCATAAGTATTGTGCAGGTACTGCGACTGCCGTTCCGGTAACTCCTCCGTGTGTTATTGGATTTTGTACGTAGAATTTTCCTGCGGTAGTTGAACAAGGCACGATGGATACTACACGCTCGTTTACAATTATTAATAAAAAGTCATCGAATGTATTGGTGAGTTTATCGTCTGTACGGACAAAAACTAAACTCTTAGGTGTCCAAATCCAACGCTTAACGGAAAAATAGTTTTGTACCCACTCGTTAGCAGCGTCTAAGGTCTTTTGACCGATAACTCCGTCAACTTTAAGATTAAAGCCCCGTTGGTTTAGAAACTGCTGCACGTTTTTCATACAATTCCATTGTTTTATTTAAATAGTAAGATGCCTTTAATAAATCAGTTTTACCGCCTTTCATATCATACCGCCAAACGTACTTTATTACATTTCCGATTGTGTACGCTTCATCAGGTGGTAGTCCTTTTACGGCGGTTAAGATTGCATCCATTGCTTCGATTTCGCCCTTGTTATAATGCGATGGTTTGTTTACGATATCCATTCTGCTACAAATCTATTAATATCCATCGTAATTAGTAACATTTGACCTCCTTTAAAAAGTACATTAGTGTAATCGTAGTTGGCAATCGCTCCACTAACATCGTCTAAATTGATATATCCATCCTCCAATACTTCGACAATATCCGCACCTAATCCAACCTCTTTGTATATTGAATCTTGTTGTTCTTGGTGTACGATTTCAACCTTTAAGATTCTCATATTATTTTGCCGTTAATGATTTTTAGATTGTTAACGTGGAATGTAGCATCTTCGTTAACGTCTACACAAGCGAATCCGTGCGACCATTTAGTATAAGCATAAGGTCTGTAGTCAGGTGATAGGGTACACAAACAACCCATTGACCACACTCCCGTAGATTCTCCGTTTATGTTATTCTCGGAGTGGTGAGATACTTGGTGGTTATGCCCGAAGATAGTTGACGATTTAGCCTTTAAAAACATACCACGTGCAGGGTTAACAGGTGAGAATACACTCTCTCCCATTTCATGCCCATGTAATACGTTCAATTTGCCTAATTTAATTATTTCACGATTAACCAAGTTGATTTTAAATTCACTCAATCCTAATAGGTTTTCAAACTTTAAATTGTCAACGTCGCTAAACTCTTTGGCGTTGCGTAGTAGGTAATTTCTTACACGCTCCTCGTGGTTGCCTAACTTGTAATATATCGGTATAATGGGGAATAGTTCACGCAAGTACGCAAAAAAAGCCTTAGTCATTTCTATTTCCTCTCTTAACGATGGCATACCTACTTCTTTAATAAACGAACTAACTGGATAGCAGTCCATAATATCGCCATTCAAAACAATACAATCTACATCGTTGTTTAATCCCCATTCTAATGCAGTAGATAACGCCTCCATATCGTGGTAGGGAATATGAATATCGGATAGGATTAGATAACGTCCCTCGTTTAGATGAACATTAACCATTTCTTTGTTGTGGGAGAATACTTTAAGTTTTTCTAAGCCCTCTTGAATGGTAGATTTATTAATCACAAATGTTTTGTCTACTAAAGAATTGAGTTCACGCTCACCTTTTACACCCCTATAATATCTAATTTTAGCCCGTATTTGTTCAATATTATTAAATTGTGGGTTTTCTTCCAAGATTAATTTCGCCAATGTGCGATTTGGAGCGTCGGGGTACTTCTCCAAGTAGGATTTGATTATGTCTTTCATAAAAATATTGCCATAATTGTTACTAATATTGCCCACATTCCTACGCCTTTTATGACATCTTTCTGTAATGAAATAGTATTATTACGATTTTGAATTTCAACGCTTAACGAATCTGTCTTAATTTCAAGACGTTCAATCACCGAATCTTGGTAGTTAATTATTACAGAATCAGCCTTGACTAATTTGTTTAATCTAATAACATCTCTACGAGCATTAGCACCCTTTACCAAATACTTATTAGCGTTCGATACTATCGAGGTGTCTATGCAAATCAATTGCCCGTTTAAGCCCATTGGAATCACGAGAAAAAGTATCAATATACAACGTGTCATGTTTTAAGAGCGTTAGACGGACTTTCTTCCACTTTGTAATACTATCAGTCCACTTTATTATCTGAGTGTCTGTAGTGTGCTTATAATGCGTTATTTCACGCTTTAAAAAACAATTATACAGGCACAACGCAAGTATTAGCCAAATAAGGTACTTGTATAGAGAAGTTAATTGCATATCCTGCTAAAATGTCCGTTCGTGAATCGTAAAATGGTGAGGCGTTTTGGTTGACTACTAATTGCCACACTTCGTCTTGGTATTCAGAATCTAACAATGCAAAAATGTCACCCATTATTTGAGCAGTATCCGATAAAACTTCTATCACGTTAGATTCAGATTCAAACACTCTGTCCATAACCAACAAAGCAAAGTTGTAAGTTTGGAGTTTGTTCGCTAAATCTAAAGTAAAACCATCAGGGTAAAGCCAAACAAGCGGATAGTATTCTATGTTCTCAACCGTTAGGTTGCTTTGTTGACCCACTCCGAACTTGCCCACCATTTTGTGACTTTCGGCTTGTGTTTGAATTTTTGCGATTATTTGGTTTAGCGTCATTTAAAAACTTAATTAATTTGGCTTCGTTATTTTTCTGCCATTTATTATTGCGGATAGTCATAGTTCCAATAGCAATCATCCATATCATCCCCAAGATAGAACCCACCATAAAAAGATGTGTTCTTAGGTCTAATCGTATCAAATCCGCTGCCAGGATTGAGGAACAATGGATAAGTATTTGTGTTTTCACGTAGATAATCTCTTAGTCTGTTTGCATAATATTCGGCTTTATCACGAAATCGCTTCTCAATCATTGTAAGTTCGTCAATACTAACCGCTCTTGCGTTCTCTGCCTCCCTTGCTGCTACGCTCTTATTCATCATTTTAAACGTCATAGGGAGCATAGATTCAGTTATGGTGTAGTACTTCAAACAAGGTGCAATATACGAATCTAAAAGCGTAGTATTTACGTTTGTCAAAGTTCCTGCAAAGGCTTGGGTTTGCAATTCATCGTACAATCCTGAGCCAATAATATCACGAATGTAAATCTCTTGAGCCTCTTTAATCGCACTTTTTAATAGTTTATCGTCTACATTCTCGTTGATTGCGGAATTATCCTTGAGGTAGGATGTGCTTATAAAATATACGAAGTTGCTCATTTCTTTCTAATCATTACCTTTTGTGCAAAAATATGGCGGCATTGTGGGGTATTAGTATCCGTTTTTGGGTTATGATACCAACCACCTCTACGTTTCCAAACGTCATAGCCAAGTTCAGCAGACATCTGATTGATATCTTCACGGCTGAATACCTTGTTAGATTCTACAATTTTACGGCAAAAATCACGAGATGTTGGTATTAATAAACCGCCCTCAATACCGGGTGCTAATTCGTATTGATATCTAACCACTAATTCAGTTTCTAAGCCTTTTATCAAATCACGTCCTTTAGCGGTAACTTTATATCCGTTCACTTCGGGTGCGATTCTATCTGATTTAATCAACTCGGTTAACGCATCCATTACATTCTGTGCAGGTTGTTTAGTCAAGTTTACCAAATCGCCTGTTTGCAAACCTGGATTCTCTGCTAATATGTTTAACAACGCTTTGTTTAACGCATCGCCAAACTCAAATTTTACTTCCTCGTATAAGTCAGCAGATTCTCCGTATTTAGCAAACACTTGTAAATCTCTTTCGTCATCCCAACCAAAAGGGTTTTGTGCGGATAGTTTTACTTTAGTTTCAAACCCTAACTCTTTTCTAACTTCTTCTCTGTCTATAATCCCTGCGGTAAATAGTTCTTGGTAGTTGATACCTAATGGTGGTTTGTTTTCACTTCGTAGTTGTACCGGTGCAATATATTCAAACAAGTACGTTAACGCATCGTCTAACTTTTTCTGTCTTGGTTCAACGTAGGAAGATTGAAACATCTCATAGGCTTCTATTAATTCACTTCTACCGCCTAATTGACCCTCTACACGCACTCCAAACAACATTGGGGAGTTTACCTTATGCGATACAAAAATCTCTTGTTGTACGGTCTTATTTAAGATATCGAATTGTTTGTCAAAATCACTTGGTTGTAGATTGTTGATTATGCTTTCCTTTTCGTTCGGGTCGTTGTACTGAATAATCAATCCACCTGCGTTATCCGTACCGGTGTAGTTTTTCTTTAACGCTCTTTCGGTCTTTCTCGCTTCTTCTGGTGTTGGATAACCCTTGAACATTTGTATTAATGTTTGAGCGGAAAATCCGTTTTTGATGGAGTTTAAATGCCAATTAGAAATCTCCGTGTCAATTTCAATGTACTTCAATCCACCTACATAGTCGGGTAAAGGATAGATTCCTTGTCCTGCTCTATATAGTTGGCAATAGTACAACTGCTTAGATTCACGAGTGATTGGGTTAAATGGGGTGTATTCGATTATCTCACATTTTCTATCTGACCAATCCTCACAAAATGCAAATTTATCGTATAATGTTTTACGGACTTTTTGAAAAGGCAAGTGGTAAATCTCGGATATCTTTTGTTTATCACGTGACCATATAATTTCCATTGCAAATCCATTGAACAATTCTAAGTCATCGGCTACCTTTGCTTTTAGTTCGTCTAAACTCTCGTACGCATTGATAGATTCAACCTTTTGTTGAGCCTTTGCAATTATAGCGGTATCTTGTCCTTTGATTGACGTACCTACCCCTGCAACATAAGATGCTTTAGCCGAAACAATAGCGTTATGTTTAGGGCTTTTATTGTACATTTCAATGAGAAATTCAGGGTAAAGGTTGTCTTCTCCAAATGTATAGATACCCTTTGCCTTATTCTCTTTGAAAGCAGGTAGTTTATTGTCGTGAAAATTAATCCGATGAAACATCACTTATAAATAGGATTTATTCGATTGTGAAAAAGTTTGATAGGAATTTGCCTAATCCACCAACTACTGCACACCCTATCATTACGGATGGTTCAGACATATTAAATCCTGCAACCATTATAGACGCAGCAGCCAATGAGTCGCCAAAAATGCGAATTCTTTTGGGTGTTGGCGAAAAATAACTTTTAAATTTTAGCCTTGTCCTCTGTTTGGTTTGCATGATTTGTGTTTGTTAATGTGTTTTGTATGTCTGCCTAATTTGCGTTTTGGCTTTTTACGGAATAGTACTACTACTTTAGCCTTTGCCATCGATTTGCTTAATTTTTCTTATGTAGTAAATAATCGCAAACAAACCGCTCACTATCCCCACAATGGCTAATACAAACGCTGCGACTGGCTGCCAAGTTTGGCTGAAATGTATTATCGTAGCACTTCCACTTATTCCGGTGGCAATGGCTGCGGTGGTGTCGTTATCTAAGTGTTTCATTATGGAAATGGTGGTGGTGGTGGTGGTACATATTCGCCTTGTGGTAGGTTTAAAACCCAAGCGTATTTGGAGGCTTCCACAAGTGGGATATCTTGTTCGCTTAAAAATGTGAACCAAACTTGATTAATATCTTGAACGCAATTAAAGAAAATGTCAGGTGCAAAAAATTGACCTTGAATTTCTTGGTATTGTTTGGTGGTTAGAATGTATCCTTGCATTATACTTGACGTGATAGGGTTGTTTGAAATGCTTGAACGGATGTATAAAAATTAGTAACTTCTGTGTCTGTTAAACCATCCCCAATGGTTGCTAATGCGTTTTGTCTGGTATCATAGTCAGAAGTAGAACCGTTATTGTTAAATGCCCCAATATAAATATTTCTTGACGCAGGTGTTGAAGAATTATTAGTATTTGATGTTTTGGATGTATTTTGAAAAAATTGTTCCGATGTTGAACTTAATCTTGACGCAATAAATAATCCAAGTGAAGAACTTACCGTTCCTGCTGAATTACCATTAGTTGAATTGAACGCACTAAAATAAGCACTTGTACCAACTAATTTTGGATAAATATACATTCCATTATTTGCACCTGCTCCACTTGCTCCAATTGATACGGTGGCACTTGTAACATTAGTTCTTAAATATACACTAATATGTGCATTGTTTTGATTCAATTGCAATGACATATTTAACCCACTATCCATATATGCACTTGTTCCATTTGGCGTTACTCCAGTACTCGCAAAAGTCCAACCACTTGTAAATGTACCAGTAAAACTTGAACTTTTTAAATTTTGACTACATGCTGCTGCACTTGCTCCAACCATCGGATATATAGCTTTCATTTTTGTCCATAACCCATAAGATTTTAAATCTAAAACAAGTTTATTAATAGCAATTTGTTCTATTGTAGATAAGCTACCACCTGCCGTTGTGACTCGATTATAAAATGCTATTGCATCTGTATCATCATAATCATTAGAATTCATACCCAATTTAGTAGGCAATTGACCTTGAAAAAGTTTATCGCCAAATCCGCGAAATTGCCCAAAATCTGCCATTAATAATCTCCTTTAATTGCGAATATGTTTACTCCGTCAGTAACTGCAACCGTAATTCCTACCAAAACTTTTTGACCGCTTTTCAATTGTAGGTCGCTATATGCAGTAACATTTCTAAATGATGCTTGTGTTGTACTTGCAGTAATAGGAGTTAGTGCAATTTCATCAAATAACTTCGGGCTTGTCCCACTTGTGTTGGTAATAAATATCAAAACCGAGGTAGCAGAGTTACTCCCAGCAACCTTAGCACCTATCTGTGTTATCTTAGTTCCGTCCGTTGCAGCGGTTAGCAACTCTACCAAGTTAGTAGTCGTCGCCCCTGTTCTATCTGTTGTTGCAGCCGTTACCGTTACGATTTTTGTTTCGGGTACAAGTGCGAAAATTGGTGATGTATTTGCAGCCATTTTTAATAGTTATAAAATAAATATAAATCTCCACCCGTTGATGGGGAAACTGGTAAGTTTGTTAATTGTGAACCATCCACCGCAGGGAGTTTGCCCGTTGCATCAAGTTGAACTAATTCATTTGCTCCATTGAATGTATTCCCCATCTTGGTGACATCCTCCGCGGTTAGTACATCCTCAACTCTTGTAGTGGTAAAATATAGGTTGGTGCCTTCGGTTAAATCGTCCGTGGTTTTCGTTGCAAGTGACGCATCAAATAATCCCTCCGCATAGTATAAGTTTGTGGTTCCCTCGGTTAGGTCGTCTGTGGTTTTAGCGGCTAAACTCGCATCAAATAGGGTATCGTCATAATATTTATTTGTTGTACCCTCCGTAATATCGTCCGTATCTAACACAACCGCACCAGTTTGTCCGTTAACGCTTAGCACATTTCCACTTGCTGCGATGGTTATGGTTTGTAGTGAATCATTATACGTAAACGACACATTAGAACCTGCAACTAATGCAGCTTTAACCTTTGTATAAACGCGTGTATTGGTAAAATATAGATTGGTAGTACCCTCGTCTAAAGAATCGGTTGTATTCGCGTCTAATACACGCAAACCGATATTGGCTAAGTTAGTTCTTTTAGTAACGCCTTCGCTATAGTCAACTATAGGAATACTATCGAGATTCGCATCGATAGTTCCGATTGGGTCAAGTTGTGAAATCTTCCTATTTGGCATTTCTAAGTTTTGTTAATTTTGCTTGGTTAGCCATAATAATCTATAATCCTTCCTCCGTCCTCTAATAATAAAAAATCTCCGTTCTCTTGCAACAGAAAAAACGCCTCCAATGCATCTACCTCATAAGTCCTTTTCTCTAAATCCACAATATGACTTGTACCCATATCCCTATTTGTAACAAAGATTTTCTCTTGCTCTGTTACATCATGAGTTTTATTGTACTGAGTATGGGTATAAATCTTCTTCATGATACTTCGTAGAATAACTCATCGTTAACCAATGGGATAACTTTTAATATTCCTGATTCTACCAATTCGTCTGCATTGTTAGGATTTAGGTTTGTAGATGAAATTTGAGCATAGATTTTATATTCGTGTTCACCTATCTCCAATGTCTTTGCGTCTGTTGCTCCCTCATCGAATAAAAATTTGTTATATCGCTCCGTGTGGGTTGATACATCAGTCAATAAAAAATTCTTAGTAGTATCTGTAAGCCTTGATTTAATTGAAAATAAAAAATATGGGTTAGCAATTGTAACCTTTTCCGTTGCCGTAACATACCAATAAACAGAATCTTGCTTGTTAACTACTAACATCAATTATAAATAGTAACTACAAACAATTGTAATAAAAAAAGGGAGAACCGAAGCCCTCCCCTTTCAAACTATGAGAAACCTATAATCAGATGCCTAATGTGGTCAATACACCGCTCTGTACTTTGTATGGGGCTTCAGATTCGATTGCGGAAAGAGTTACCTCATATCCTGTTGAATCTCCCATTGCAGTACCTGTGTTTGCAACCATCGAAGTAACATCACATCCGTACTCGTAACCAACCAAGAAAGCGTCATCGTTATTGGTTTTTACAATCGCATAGCAGCGACCTTGTGCCAATAATTTCATTTCGTTTCTTTTAGCGGTTGACAATCTACGAAGTTTGAACGCTACGTCTGATTGATTGAAAACAGTTCCGTTTTCTACACTTACATTAGTAGTTGTAGTCATAGAACCCGTACCCTTTGGAAGTTCGTAATCGAATACATCGCCCGAAGTCAAAGTGGTGGCAGTTACCTCACCACTTGCAACGGTAAATTTAGAAGCAACCCAATTCATTAAGTGGATGCTCTTAATACCTCCGACTGAATCTTTGCAGTCTAAGGTAAATCCTTGTGTGAGTAAACAAGCCATTTAGTTAAAGATTAAAGGGTGAAATAAACGATTTCAGCAGGGTAAGCAACCTGTACTCCGTATTTGAAAGAAGCACGGAATCTTACTTCGTCGTTGTCTTCGCTATACCAGAATTTGTATTGCTCCTCTTCGTTAGCAAGGTCAGTTCCTACGAAGAAGTTGCTCAAAGAACCTGCGATGATTTTGTTAGTTCCGTTCAAACCACCAACTGCGATAACTTTCATGTTAGAACCGGGGTAAACCATTTCCATGTTAACAGCAGCCTCAGGAGTGTAGTGGAACAAGTTAGCGTTCTTCAAGTTAACCAACATCAATTTGAACACGTCTACTCCAACGAAACAAACTAAGTCAGTCTTAGAAGCAACACGTGCAGGTAATACTCCGTAGATTTGGTCTAAGATATCGTCAATATTAGCGTTAGTGATTGAAGTGAAAGTAGTAGGAGCAGAGTTACCCAAAGTTGGAGAAGAACCGCTAATTACTTTTACGAAACCATCGAAACGATTGATGTTAGGGTCACCACTTGCAGTGTCACCTTGCCACATAGCGATTTCGATTTGCTCAGCAATAACGGCAGCCTTTTCAGCACCGAATTGAGCCTCGAAAGGAAGTGCAGTTGCAGAACCGGGAGCGATTTGAGTTTGCATCCATTTAGCCTCTAAAGTCTTAGGGCAAAGAGTTTCTTCAACTTTAACCGCACCAACAGTGATAGCACGTTGAGTTAAAGTAGTAGTACCGCTTGGGTTGTAACCACATCCGTCGGCTTGGAAGAACACGGTAGAACCTACCAAAGCCAACTTAGAAGAAGATTTGATGCCAGGTTGAACCTGACCAGCAGATTGCATTACAGAAGCGGTTTTAGAACCGAATAATGCTTTTACTAATAATTCGGATTGTTGCTCATTAGTGTAGTTAACCAATCCTGATACGTTAAATGCCATTGTTTTATTTATTAATTGATTTTGCGAATTTTAAAAGATTTTCAAATTGTTGCTCTTTCTTAGATGGAGCGATAGGAGTTTTAGTCGGTTCTGCGCTTGGCATTTCTGCTAACGCCTCAACCAAACTAACTACTTTAGACATTGCCTCTTTAACAGATGCTTTCTCAGCGATTAAAGCGTCAATCTTTGAGTTTAATTCTGCGATTTTTTCGTCAACTCTTAGGTTAACAGATTCGATTGCAGAATCAAATTCGTTCATTTGAACTTCAACCTCAACTTCAGGTTCAACGATTTCAGTTACAATACCACCAACGGTAGTAATCAACATTCCACCTTCTACTTCGTGAGTTGCATCAGGAGCGGGGATATCACCCTCAGCGGTTTCTACAAAGATTGCAGTACCTACGGATAATTCACCCTCCCATTTAATAATAGTTCCATCGGTCAAGGTTGCAGACGCAAACTCAACCTCTGTTTTAGGTTCTTTGCTTGAAAATCCAAGCAATGACCTAATTTCGGTTAAAACTTCTTTAGAGTTCATTTGTGTAAAATATTAAAGTGTAAAAATTGTTATAGTTTTAGTTGCCATTCCATTGACTTACAACACGTTTGATTTTGTTGTAGAGTTCGGTTTCTTCGTCTACAAAGTCAAACATTCCCTCAACTGAAAATCCTTTGAACTCCCCGTCTTTTACTTTTGCCCATACTTCGTCATTGTCCACCAAGTAAGACACAAACCAAGAGCCATCTGCAATCTTTTCAAAGCCTTTTGGAGGGTTAACGCCACGCTCTCGGTCTATTAGGTAGGATTCCAACAAGTGAACACCTTTAACTTCGCTTTCGTGGTGTTGGTTAACGCTTGAATACTTGCCGTTTCTTGCCCATTTCTTAGCAAGTTTGAATATTGCCTCTCTATCGAACATTACATAATACTCACCGCGAATAGAATCCCTCCGATAAATTGGTAAATCAGCAACCATAGCAACGCCCGATACAATCCTTTTTTCTTCATTTGTTATGCTAAATTTATTAAAGTTCAATTTAGATTCAGCCCAACGCAACATTTCTTCACCACCCCATAATAGATAGGAGATTGTTCCACAAGCGGTATCATCTGATGGGTTGTAATACTCTTTAGCACGGGATAGGTAGGAATATACACGCTTCACGGTTTCGTCTGATATCGGTTCACTATTGGCTAATTGTTGCGCTCTTACTTTACCTACTTGTGTTGCGCATTTGTTGCCTTGTTCCTCGTTCAATCGAATACCACGTTTAGCATTTTCTTTAGCGGCTTCTGGATAGTCGGTATAGGATTCAAACTTTTGACCGATTCTACCAAGTTGTGAAATTACATCTGCATTATTATCGTAGTGTCGTACAATACCAAGTTCTTTAATTTTTTCAATCTTTGCTGAATTGCTACCTGTTGCGTAAACTCTACTTTCGGGTATTCCTAAATCGTTAGCAAGTGATAACATACCATCCTTATCTTGACGTGCAGAAATAATGTATAGTGTAGAATTATCAATCAATTCGTTTTTGGCTAATTGTAAACCTTTAGCAGTATCCAAAGTATCATCATAATCGAATGAAACTTTTTCACCTGCTGCAAAGTTTTGTTGCCACATAGAATAGCATATTGCAACTGCTTGTTCTTGTTCTTTACCCTCATCCATAACATATTTAATGCACCGCTCCATAAATGCAGTTTCATCTTCATTTGGTTTTGGTTCAACAAATGAGAACGCAACAAAATCTTTTTGAATGGCAGGTGCTTCAACCAAAGAGATAAAATCTATTCCACTATCTTCATCAAATTCGTTGATGTCTAATTTATAAACTGGTAATTTCATCGTAATTAAATAGTTTTATTCTACAACTGATACACCTCTGTTCATTCCTACTCGTTGTTGAGTACGTCTAATGTCACCCTCTAACACATAAACTTTACCGCCTGTGGTATCCTCAGGTAAACTTGAACCTGTAACCATTTGAGGCGTTGGCGTTGAAATGTTTGGGCTTGAACTAAAACTTCCTAAACTTGTATTCCCGCTTTTAACAATATCCCTTGCTCTTTTTACGTTTGTTAAAATGGTTGCTGCTAATGCAATGTATTTTGCAACACCTGCAAGACCACCTGTCGCTACGTTGTCAGGTGTAGGAGATTGTGAGTTTCTTAATGCACTTGACAATGCAACGCCTGTATCTGCCGCAATACTTGCTAATGCTATCCCTTTTCCAAGTTTGCTTTGTTCTCCTGCCAATGCTATCACTGCATTTGCTAATTGAATGGAATTATTGTATAGTTCTTTTTTGACAAACTTGTCAAAGTTCAACGTCTGATATCCATATCGTTTATCTTCTTGGTCAGATTTTTCTCTATAATCATTTTCAGCATTTTCTCTTAATTTGTCATAATATTGTTTTATTTTTAACTTTTGCGCTTCGTTATTTTCAAATTGTTTTTGTTCTTCTCGTTGAGCAATATCTAATTGAGCGATTAATTCATCGTGTTGCTTTTTAATATTTTGCAATCGAATGTAATGCTCCGTATTTGCCTTTGCCGCTTGAGATTTAAAAGTTAATGTATCAATATTGGTAATCTTGTTTTTATTATCAATTTCTTGCTTCAATAACTCATCCTTATGTTTCTGATTGTTCTCTTGAATGGCTTTGTTTTGGTCTGAAATAAATTTAGCACGTTCAGCATCAATAATATCTAATGAATCGTTTAACTTTTTCTGTTGAAGAATCAATTGTTGTTTTTGTTCTTCATCCATATCGACTTGCAATGCTAATTGTTGCTCAATATCCGCTAATTCTGCCTTTGCTAATTTTTTACGCTGTTCAAATATTTCTAATTCTGTGTTATTTTGCAATGAAAGTATCTCAATACGTTTTTCAATTTCTGCAATTACAAGGTCGTTATTAGATTTAAATGCTTTATATTGAGCGGCTTCTCGATATCCTAATCCAAAGAAATCAGAAATCTTAAATCCGATTTCGGTTAAGAAATCTCCTAATTGTTTTAATCCTGGTATTATCCCAATTAAACGCTCGAAATTAGCAACAATCAAAACAATGATACCAAGAGTACCCGCCAATGCTTTTTGTAGTTTAGTTGCACTCGCGATTAATTGCCTTAATTGTTGTTGTACTTTACCCAAACCCTCTAAACCTTGCGACAACGCCATAGCGGCTTGTAGTTTAACGAATGTTTTCTCTACGCTTTCAGTTGTGCCTCCAAGTAAAACCATTGCACCTTGAGCCGCTTGGAATCCATTAGCAACGGAAGATACAACCGTGTTTAACTGAGCGAACTTGTCAGGGTTAACCGCTGCTACTCGGTCATTGAAATCATCCATTCTATCCCTTAATTCAGCAACTCTCTTTGCTGCTTTTACGGCTTCGGGTGAGAACTCGCCAAATTCTATTACGGCTTGTTGTGCCTCAAGTGTTAATTGTTTAAGTTGTTGCCTAAATCCTTTGAGGTTAGGTTCTTTAACTTCAAGTTCTATTGCGGTTTTTATCGTACTCATTTTGATGCTATTAAATAGTAATTAGTGCCATCGGTCACAATCCAATGGGTATCGTTGTTGTTAGTCATCGTGAATGTATTCGCTCCGTCTATGGTGCTATCGTCTGAGGTATCAATAGTTAACTGATGATTTGAACTTGTTTTTTTGAAAATCCAATGTTTACCACTTAATCCCGATGGGTCAGGCAAGGTTATGGTAATTGCACCTGCTGAAGTATCACATAAAAATAACCAATCATTTGCCGTTGCCGTGTAATTAGCAGTTATTGTCTGAACGTTACCTGCACTTACCCATAATGGATAAAGTTTGTAATTTTGATAGTACAAAGTGTCAGATTCCTCAGGGGTGAAATTATCACAAGCAACCAATGTACTATTATTAATCATTGGAGGTATGTACACTTCGTTGCCTCCTAAGACGCTATTTGTCAAACCACCTACCGAAGTATTGGAAGCATTTATAATTCCTTGCGATGGGTTTGAATCATCGTTATTGAATCCAATATTGATGTAGGGTTGTGTAGGTGCTTCGTACTTATAACCATACGGAAATGTTTCGCCATTAGTGATAGTTTCTGAACCCGTTTCTGCACCAATTACTTTAATTGTAGGACTGAATGGTTCAATGTATTGACTGAGTAAAAACTCGCACTTATATACTCCATCGCTGAGTGGATTGTAATCTTCTATCTTATTAAGTTTCCAATACTGACCCTCGAAGAAATAATTATTGGCAAATCGTAGGTTGTAGAAATCCGCAGGACTTAATCTAAAATATCCGCTTACAATTTTGGAGTTTCGGTTTGTAATCTCGTACATAAACCGATACCAATATTGATTGAATAGGTTGTTTGATGAATACGAATATCCTGCACCTAACAATACTTCACGAGGCATACCGAATGACAAATCAAAGTTCATATTGGTGATGCTATCAACGTGAGTAGTTATTGGTAATTTATTTTGTTGCCCTCCAATTATGGTTGTAGGGGATACCACATTCTCAACAAGTGACAGATTGACATTTTGAACTAACCCTGAATAGTACAATATGCGATATCCTAATTTATCACCCGGTACATAAGACAATACAAAGTTCTTTTCACTTCCATAACTCCGCATCTGTGTTGGTTGGAAAATCGTTTCTATCTTTTTCTCTCCCTTGACAAATTCATTATCTATGAAAAACTTTCTACTTCCGTAGGTTTGATAATAATACGTTTGATAGGATTGGTTCGCGTCATCTCCACCCTCTTTATAAGTGAAATAATATGGATTTGCGTTAAGTTCTCCCATTGGGATGATTTCTAATGGCTGAGAATAATCCAACTTATTTGATAAGTCAATTGTTGGCTCATTGTAAAAGTCATCTCGTGGAACAATACGCAACTTCTTTGGAAAATCTTTGTCGGGTTCGATGTATAGGTTAAACATCCGAATTAACGATACTAAGAAATCCGATTGCTTACCCTCAGCATTGAAGAATTGACCAAAATCTACCACATTACCTGCCCCAAAATTGATGGCTGACATATTATTATACCACACAGAATTTTCTACATTCACTACAAAATCTCCTAATACTGGCACGGTTGGTCTGTCGTTGTCATATACACGAGAAACAACTACCGAAACTTCATCGTTGCTATACATATAGACATTTGGGAAAGCCAATATTTCACCACTAAAAGTGTATATATCATCGCTACCACAACTAATTACGGATGTAGATTTTATATTCCCATTTACTTTTAACGCAACAACTAAATAAATATCCTTGTCGTTGGTATGCCCGTAATCCGTGGTGTTAATATTGCCTAATAAATCGACATAAAAAGTGTAACTACCACCAACAGGTACTGTATAAACACCAGTAGTCGGATTATAATTATTCCCATTGTCAAAATTACCGCTCGTTGAATCATTATCAAATATCCAATTAGTTGTATAATTAGCGATATTCTGTGCAGTATTTCTTTTCGCTCTAAACAATCGTGATGTGGCAGATGTTGTATTGATAACTAATCCTGCTGGAGCAGGTATTATTAAGCGTTTAAAGCGGTCTGTATTGAAGAATGAATCGTTAGTGTATGAATATCCCTCTTCAGAAAAAATCTTGTCTACAATGGTCTTTGCATATAGACAGGGAGTTGCTTCATTGATTTGCCAAACCCAATGATTTGTAAGTTTTTTATTTTGTCTATCAATTAAAGCGTATACATATCCATTCCCATACTCAAAATTGACAGTCGAGTTATTAACCTTAATCGATGTATCCCAAGAGTTCTTGACATTGTCAACACTCAGCGTGTGATTGTACTCGCTGAAATCTAACTCGTATAAGTTTTTCTCAGAGATAGACGAAAACAAGTCTGCGGTTTGTCCGTGAATCGAACATTCATAGGCTATGTTTGCCGTGTCCGTTACTTGTATCTTAATTAACCGAATAAAGCCTTGTATCTGCTCAATCCCATCTACCAATACTACCGCACTCGCTTTCTTGTTTGGGTTGAAATTAGGGCTGAATTGGTTATCACTTAGAACGGTGTGTTCAACCTCGAATATATGACCAAATATCTTATTGTTATTCTTTGTACCTGGTAGAACTATCGTCTTTGTCCAATCGCTTGACCGCTTTTCAGGTTCTCTTACATCGGCTATGGATTTGTTTATGAGTATATCAAACGCTTGTCCGATATCTACTCTCTGATTATTTAATAATATTTCTATCATCTGCGTTGTACTTTGTCAACAAAGGCAAATTCTAAGTCTAATTGTAGATTGAACATCTTGTCGTTTACCCATTTCTTTTCCTCGTATGTGTTGTTAGTCACGTTGCAACTGCGTAATATTGACCCATCCCAAATGTAAACAACAGGAGATTCTATCAATTCTCTTAACCATACGCTTTCCGTGTCCGTTATCCAATTACTAAACAAGGTTAATTTCTCTTTACTCTCTCCGTAGAATTGAGTGTTATTGAATGAATCAGTACCATACGTCCAACTTGCTGCGTTATTGTTTAGCGTGTACGGATTTTGTCTGTACGTTTGTCTTGTTATTTCGTGCGATGTTTTACTAACTCGGTTAAAGCGGAATGAATCAAACCCACCTAATCTATTTAACCAAAACAAATCGTAGGTTTCGTATTTAGAACATTCGTCTTTAATGTAGAATCGGTAACTCTCCGATATCTGCACCCCATCTACATCACGAAGATAACAATCAAAATATGTTGCACCTGATGGAGTAGCCAAATTAACTGGTATTCGTACCATTCGCACATTCGGCAAATTATAAGTAGAAGTTGTCGCATCTGAATAAACTATTCTTAAATTGGTTGCTACACCTCGTAGAGCATATAACCACGCCTTTTGCGTTCTGTGGATTGATTGACTACGAATTGATGTTAAGAACTTACGGCTTGAATCAGTATAGGTGTCTATATCAAACGAAACAAAATCATATGGATTTAATGCAGCGTTCCAAATGCTACCACTTGCGGAGGCTTGGTTCAAGTATTCCGTTACCGCACCACTTGCACTTGCTGAATACTCATATCCTACTTTGAAATTGTAATCCTTTGTTGAGTTAGTGCAACCACTCGCCAAAGTATCGGAATGGTTGAAATCGTGTGTAACATAGGATTCTAAGATTCGTCCGATATTGAACACACCCTTGTTTGTGCTTCCGTAGTAAATTGGTGCTTTTAGTTTTGCGATGGTTGTAGAATCCACGACAACCTCTCCAATCCATTTGAAATTGTCCTTATTGTAGATTGTTGAACTCGATTCACTTACAAGGAAGTTAATATCGTTGTAAGCAGGAGTTGTACTTTCGGGGTTTTGGTTAATTGTAACGCTCACGATATAAAATAGTTTTACTTATAATGCGTCCTAAATCACATTAAAGTGCGATAAATGCTATTTAATGTCACAATTATGCGTCAATTTGTGTATTATATAACACTTTATTGTGATTTTCTCACAAAAATAAACTTATAGTTTAATCTTTTTCATAAAAATAAACTTATAGGTTGATAATAAAGATATTTAGTAAACTTATAGGTTGATAACACTTTCTCGTAACAATTTTGTACTATTATTTGTTACAACTCGGATATTTACCGAATTACAACATCTCATTTAACACCGCTACAATATACGTCTGATATCCTTTGTTGGCGGCTTGTTCTAAACGCTTGGATTGTTCCTTTTTGGTTGACTTGTAAAATGCAACCGTATTTAAGAACTCAATCAATCCCATTTGTAGGAAGTAATCCCATTTAGTTCTATCACCCCTACAAAGTTTATCTACCAACTCCAACCATATTAGGGTAGGTCTAATTCCTGTTGTAGGTTCTCCACTTCCTGCTTCAAATAAGATAGGGTAGTCTTCAATAATTCGGGATAAACTTTCGAAAAAAAAAGAGCGTAATTGTACGCAATCGCAAAATCTAACGATTGGAAGTCTTCACATCGTTGGTCATATTCTTTTTTCCCAATGTCACGTTTGCGATTGAACCAACTGGATTCTACTGCCAACAAAGCCATAATCTTATTAAGGGATTCGATAATATCTCCATTGTAGATTTCTTGCAATTCAATCCATTGGTGAGCCTTTAACTCTAATGGGTTAGTCAGTAGTTTGTATTTCTTCCCTAAGTGCTTAAAAGTAAATTTAGGTTCTGTCTTACTTGGGATAAAGTTGAGTGTCTTAAACTCCTCTAAAATAGCATCCATTGACATTTCTTCTACTTCGTCAATAGTTTTGTCAGTAAGAATAGCCAACGCCTCTATTTTTTTATCTAAATTGCTCAAGTCACCTAATGAGTGAACTTCTTGTATTTGTCCGATTGTGTATTTCATATGTAATAAAATGTTCCTTGTCGATTTGTGTGCTTACATTCTAACGCCAACGCCAAACTCATAACGCAGTCATCGTGCAGTCCTGATGGTGCTGCGTATCTTATACCCGATTGGGTGTATTCAAACTCTATATTCTGCATCTCGTACCCTATTGGGTCTAATGGGAAGAAGATTTTTTGTTGGTGACAATGGGCAACCAAGTTCTCCATTATCTGTTGTTTACTGATTGAGGTAAATTTAAAGCCTTTAACTCGTGGACATCTACGCTGAATCTGCTCAACGATAGGGTCACCAACACCGGTACTATCCATAACCGCAGGAATGTTTCCAACAATAGAAACTATTTTCTCCGTAGTTGCTGCCCAATCCGCTTGGAATCTATCGACATAGGCTACCTCGTTATTAGCGTTTAAACCGATTATCACAGTCCAATCCGTATACTTTGCAAGGTCAACACCATACGCTACTACTTGGGAGTTTTGAACGGGTCTAATACATCGTTCTATGTTATCCAATCCGAATGGGTTAGATTTATCGTCTGCAGGTTCTGCAAGGTACAATTCATCAAATACCGCCTTTGGTAAATCCCTCTTGGCTTGTTCTATTTCGTCAAGTGATAATATCCCCTCTCTCGCTGCATCATAAGCGGTTATTTTGAAAAACTTATAATCTCGTTCTCCTTGTTTTGCTCGTTCACCTAATTTATAAAACCAATTCTTTTTCCCTTTTACGTTTCCGATTAGTTTGCACTTACCTCGTGTAGCGGTTAGGGTTGAACGTAACGCAAACCAACTTTCCTCTCTTGCTCGTGACGCTTCATCGAATACCGCTGCATACACATCCTCTCCGTATAGGTTGTCGGGGTTTTCTGCGGATTTAAATTCTATCCTGGCGCCATTGGGTAATATATGCACTAACTTAGATTCGTTGGACTGAAAGAAATCTCGATGCGATACTTGGGATTTCATTCTTCGGTAGGCAATCTCCGCTTGTTTGTACACTGGAGCAACCCACCAAACAGATTGATTGTCCTTAAGTGTTAATGCCTGTTCAAATAGCCAAATAATGTGCGATGCAGTCTTGCCTGTCTTTGTCGATGCTGCGGTAATAGTATAGCGTTCGGGAGCGTCTAATATCTCCCGTTGGTAGGTTGTAAGATATGGTCTGATATATTCAATCTCCATTTATAATCTTCTTGTAGATTAACTCACGCTCTCTACACCAATGTTCTAAATTGTAGTGCTTACGGCAATACTCACCATTTAGTTTACCCATTCCTATTCTTGAATCCTCAGACATTAATATCATTTTTTCGATTCTATCCTCCCATTTATCGTTGGTGGCAAACAATACACCCAAGTTATTCTCGCAGTACTTGTAAGGATAACAATCGCTAACTACTATTGGCAAATTGTATGCACTGGCTTCTAATATCTTCAACTCTGATTTGTGGTTGTTGAACGATTCATTGAGCAAAGGTGCTATTACGAAATCTAAGTGTTTATAAGCGTGTCCGTATTCAAAAGTATTAACACCGCCCACTATCTTAGGGTTGTTAAATAACTTGACAATTTTATCCCACTCTTGACCTCCTGTATATCCGCAGATATAAAACTCAAAATCATAATGCGATTGTAGCCTATTTACTGCCTCGTTAACCAACTTTAAATCCTCATAGTGTGTTATACCTCCAACCCATCCAATTCGTAGGTTGTAGGACTTCGGTTTTGATTGCGACCACTGCTCGTGTTCGTAGTCTAAACAATTCGGTACTATGTAGCAATTGCGGTTAAACTCAAATACTTTTGTTTGTAGGTGCGGTGTAGTACAGATTACTGCGTCCGCATAGTGCATCGCATCCTTAATCGCTTGTTTGATTCCTTTCCGGTAGGCTTGGTATGCAGGATTATAACGAGGCAATGCCCAATAGTCATCTACATCAACTGCGTACTTAGTGCCGCTCTGTGCTATCTTCTTCAGTACGTCATAGTGTTTCTCACCCAACCACCTTGAAAATATAATCAAATCGTAGGCTTTGTAGTCGATATCTAAAAACTCCGCAGGGTTTTGGCAAACATCAACATTTGCCAAACCCATCAATTGCATACGGAGGTGAGGTGTTGCGATACGATGGTATATTACCCCATTCATTCCATCGCAGAGTAGTAGTAGGTTCATTCAGTTGGTGTTAAAGGTATAGGCATCCAATACGATACGAAGATAACCCGATTCGTAAATTCACAAATCCACATATCTTCATAGTATCGGGCGAGTGTTTTATCGCCGTTGTCTTGAGATACCAACACGAGAAAATCATCGTTTGGTACTTGTTCAAGTGTACTACGCCAGGTTTTCTTCATAGTTCGTATAGGTCTAAATTGTGTCCGCTTAGTTCATTGTGCAACCAAGTTCTTACCTTATCGTATGTCGCAACCTCAATATCGTTATCTTCATCTTGTGCATACTTTACTTTTGCTCGTAGGAATTGGTCAAGTTCCCACAATATAGAATGCAACTTGGCGGAATTTACCGCAAGTTGAAATTCGCTCTGTTCTTCGGGTAAGTTAAAATCCAATCTCGCTCTCATTTTTGTATTCATAAATTCTCACATAGTGGGTTGCCTTGCTCTTGGCGTTTGGTTCACGAAGTTTACCGATTCTGATTCTTACATCTCCGTAAGTGTTAACTTGTGCTTTGCCGTTCTCGATTGCTTCTTGTAGTTGTTTCATTGAAAGCGAAAGGGTAATTCCGTACTGGTCTTCCCAAGCCGTTCCTACAAATGTTTTACTGTTCTCCATTTAAATTTAAAGTTATTTTAATTGATTTCTCTGTTATGTTTTGGTCTATAGTTTCCTTTGGTTTGCCTTGACTGCGATTTAAAAGTAAGTCAAGATTGAATAATGAGTTCTTATCGTGTGATTTCAATAGTGTACCTGCAATGATTCGTTCAAGGATGGTGTATTCTTCGCTCTTGTCTATTTTCTCTAACTCTTTCCGTGACATTGTAAGCATTGCGTTAATGGTGTCTTCTACTTGACTTTTGTTATATCCTATCTCCTTTAATTGGGTGATTAATTTCTTCGGTCTGCCTTGAATATTACGCCTTTCATCTTCACCTTTTTTGAATGGTTTTAGATTATCTAATACTTTTGGGTTATTTGCCATATCATTACAGAATTATTGCAGATTCATTTTATCATTGTGTTTGTCTATCCACTCTTGTCTAAATTGTTTTTTATCTCCTTTTTCGATATGACATTTTCGACAACAAGCGACTAAATTTTCAATTACATCTTTTGATTTACTTCCTCCCATACCTCTTGCAAATATGTGGTTAATATCCACTGCCTTTTGTCCGCATAGTTCGCAAGGAATAAAATCTGTTGTGTCATATCCGAAGTAGTCTAAATATACTTTAACGTGTTTCTTCATTTGCTAAACAAAATTGACCAAGGAGTTGGTAGGATTAAATCTCTCTCATATCTAAATCCGCAGGTTTGAAATAAGTCAATCCATTGGTGTTTGTTCTTTATGTTGATGTGACCCCATTCTTTGTCTAATCTACTTTTATAAGGTGTGGAACTAAAATGGAAGTAATTACATTGTAAGTCCTTTAAAAATGGTACTAACTTGGTATCTGGTATATGTTCAAATACTTCTATTGAAGCAACCAAATCTCCTTTGATTTTCTCTTGTGTAAAATCGCAGTTATACGCTATTGTGTTCAATACTCGGTCAATGTAGTATTCATAGTGGAATTTATTTTGGTCATAGTATCTCACGCTAATACCTTTATCTCGCATTGCTAACGAATAGCCACCCATTCCACCGCCTAAGTCAACGAATTGTTCGGGGTGACATATTGGTGTTATATAATCAGCGGTTGCCTTGAATAGGTTTAGATAGCCGATATCGTCTAAATGTATGTTCCATTCAAACTCTTTGTTGAAACACTTTTCATCATCCCAAGTTCCACCGAAACTATTCATTTTCTTTTTCTCTTTGGCTTATGCTCATCATCTGCTAATTGTGCCAACTCTATCTCGTTAAACGCGGTTTGTATTTCCGATTCAATCGCTGCGGCTTTTTCTTCCTTTTCGATTTCGTCTAATCGTTGTTGTGAGAATATCAGAAGCGACAAAAACGCATCAGCAAAACAAGAACTACAACTTGGCAAATTACGCCCATAGATTTCTTTATAAGCGTTGTTTAATTTAGCCTGTTCCTCTGGTGTTAGGTTCAATACTTGCGACCTTTTAAAGTCATCATACTTGGGTGCTAATGAGCGTATGTATAATAGTTGTTCTTTCATATCTTAGGGTCTATTAGTGCTACAATTACAGAGGATATAGAAGCGTAAAGTATTCCTACCCATCCGTAGGTAAATAGGAAAACTGATAAGCCTATCCACCAAGACATACAGAAAGCACAATCAATTGGTTTCATAGATTGCCAGTGATACGGATTGTTGCCATAGATAAACCGCTTTAAATAGTCAGCAGGTTTGCCGAAGTTGACAAGGATAATCGCAAAACACGCTACCCCTATAATTTCAAGAATTGTATTCATCTCTTATTTGTTGTTTTACTTTTTTGATAACTCTGAGTATTTCGTTGATACTGATTTTTGTTTGCCGGTGAATGGCACGAGCCGAATTTCCTTCCATCCATATCTCGAAGATTTTACGTTCATACCAATGTAACTTCGGCAAGGTTCGCTCAATGGCGTTGTACTTAATCTCCTGAGCCTCTTTGTAAGGTATGGATTCTTCATCTGAAAATCTATCCTCCACTTCATCGCTCTCTTGGATTCGATGTTTTGCAAACGGACTGCACTTACCGTGTATTGCGTTGTACAAGAGCCGTACAACATAGAAGCGTATATAACCACCCTCATAAATTTCCTCTATTTGTTTATTTGGTTTTTCTAATATCGCAAGAAACGCATACTGATATAACTCCTCAGCCGTGTCCTTGTTAGGTGCTATCTTATAACACGCCTCCAAGAACCACGACTCAGTTGTTAACCATTGTATAATTTCGTTTCGTTTGATACACAAATTTAAAACTTTTTTTCAATTTTACAAGTATATCCTAACTTTTTATATTTTTTCTCATAATATACCACTTCGGACTCGTTGTACAGAATGATTATTGACGTGTACAAGCCCTTTGTCACTATTAAATCCCAATACCTCAAGGATGGTGGCGTAGTTTCTTTGGAGGATTTTGTCATATTCTAAGTAGTATTCGATTGTTTTACACGCGTGAATTACTGTTGTATGGTCTTTTATTAGTATTCTACCTATTGCAACTACTTTCATCCCGTAATGAAAGCGTAGTATATAACAGAACAAATGTCTTGGAGCGGTGTATTCCATCTTACGGGAATTGCTTATTACCATTGCAGGAGTTACGTTATACACTTTGCATATTTCCGCTAATACAACTTCCCAATCTTCAAGTTTCTTCGTGTACTTAATACGAGGGTTTAATATCTCGTGTCTTAGTTCTGCTAACTTGTCTTCGTACATCTTACGCATACGTTCCATTTTTGTTTGTAATGACCTATTTTGCTTTTCAAGGTCGTAGATTTTCTGATAAGGGTTTTCCATTTTAAAATAATTTTATTTGTGTTGTTGGTTGATAACTTGCATCATATCTTTTATTTTCACCTTTTGGATATGGTTCTAATTGATATGGTA